CATAGAACCACGCAACAACGTGATAAGCTCAGTTGCTTCATCAAAGCCATCGGTGGCTTGGGTGCTAGGGTTTGATTCGATAGCGCTGCTCATAGGGAAGAACATATATCATTATGATGACAAAAATTCCCGTAGAAGCATATGTCGGAAACATTTTCGAACATTCGTTCGACTAAAGGTATATTATGCGTATGCCGCACGACAAAATGTCTTACTAAAGGTGCTGATGTCTAAGAAAACCGACTCGACCAAAAAGCAATCGAAGCCACGCCATCCCGTAGACGATCTGGAGGCGAGAGACATTTTGCGCCGCTTTGTGATTCGAGCACGCCGCGTAGAAGCACATTCGCTAGTCCAAAATAACTCTGTCGAGAAATATGTTAAACCCTCAATGACAATTAGCTACAAGGAAGGGCAACCTACTCGAATCAAATACATAATGCCCGACCAAGAGATTTTTGAATCTCTAGCAGCTCGCACAAGGCCATGCATCCTCGAATCTGAACCCGTGTATCTTGAAAAAGTATTCCGCTCGATCGATATGCTACTTGACGGAAAGCAACTGACTGGACAGGCCAAGCAGTGTTTCGATTTTTGTCGAAAGAAATTTCGAGATCTACACGATAAAAACAGCGGTGAATCTTATTCGATTCAAATGTATGACAAAGATAATGTTCCCGAGGGTAGACCCTTATCTGATCTCCTGATAGGCGAGGCTTGGCTGTACTCAGATTTGGTTCATGCTGACCCCAAGGGAGACAAAGCAAGAGCGGCAAAGCTTTCATATCGTGACCGATATTATGCCGGAACGTCATTTTTCAGCATGCTAACAATTGTCATCATTAATATGCTGAATCTCATCACCGCAATTAACAAGCAGTTCCAACTCAACATCGATAAAAAAGCTTGGAAAGAACAGGTAGTGGCTTCAGCGGAAGATTCAGAAGTGGCCACCGAGAAAATGGCGGTCTTGCCTCCTAACACTAGAGTGCCCGAAGGCATTGATCCCAGTACTCTTCCTGCAGCCATTGATGTGATTAGCCTAACTGAAGCGATTAGATTGATACAGCCCGAACACAGCACCGACGTCATTTTCCTCCGCAGGAAGGAACTTGTCAGCAAAG